GGGGAGCCGTTCGGCCAGGAGTTGCCAGAGTGACATGGAGCAAGAGGTGCGATGCTTTTGTGCGCGACACCCACTCCTGGCTGTTGGCCTTGTAGACACCAAGACACGCCAGCCGGTGCTGCACGTCAAGTCGTTTCGTGGTGACCGCATCTTCACCGAGCTTGTGGTCGAAGCCGGAACGGTGCGCATCAGATGTCGCGAATGTCTCCGGTGGCACACCGTTCGCATCCGTCCTCGCGACCTGGATGTAGCGGAAGAACCACTTCCTGACAGCATTCCGTTGAAAAAGACATCACCAAATGGTGGTCCCAAGTCAGAGACGAGGGTGTAACCTCACAGCCATGGCCGTAGTCGATACCGCCGAGCACTTCGCGCTGTCACTCACCCTCTCGGGTACTGGCGCGCCGAAGCTGGAGACGACCGAGGATGGTCGTTCGGTTGTCAAGGGCCTCAAGGTGTTCCGCACCGGCAAGTTCAAGAACTCCCGTGGCGTACAGAAGGAATGGACGACCGCTGAACTCGACGCCATGGTTTCCAACTTCAACGAACTGCGCAGTAAGGGCAGCTTCGTGGATGTTCCGGTACGCGCCGACCACGACAAGTCGGTCAACCGTATCGTGGGGTACATCGAGGACCTCAAGCGGGACGGCGATTTCCTGACCGCCGATTTCGAGTTCACGGAGCCGGAAGCGGCCAAGCGATACGAGCGTCGGACCTACCGCGCGAGGTCGCTGGAAGTTGCAGGTTTCGAGACAAACGATGAGTCCTTGCACTGGCCGGTAGTTCAAGGACTAGCATTCGTCGACATCGCTGCGGTTGAGGGATTGCACCGGCAGCCGGAAGTTTCGGATGAAGGAGACACAGTGGCCGAGAGCACCGCACACAGCTTCACCATGAAGGGCGTGCCCACCGAGGATTACGCCGCGGTACAGGCATACCTCGACGAACTCGAGACGAAGGTGGCGAACCCGCCCAAGGTCGAGGAGCACACCTTCCAGGTGTACGGCGCTGACACCACCGATGTCGCAGCCGTCCAGGCGCATATCGACGCTCTGGAGGGCGGCATCCACGCGATGGCCATGGAGGCCCGCGAAGCGTTCGTCAAGAACCTGGCGGAAGAGGGAAAGATCCTCGCACCCAAGGTCGACGACATCACCACGTACGCCAAGGCGCTCGACACCGACGCGTACGAAGCATGGTCGAAGCAGTGGGAGTTCGTTCCCGGCGCGGCCCTGTTCGAGAACCATGGTGGCAATGGTCGGAAGCCCGACGACCCGGTGACCGGCTCCACCCTAACCGAGCGCGAGACGAACGAGCAGATCGTCGAAACATACCGGCGTGCCGGTCGTGACGACGAGTTCATCAAGCGCACCGACGCGGCGAAATGGCTCGCCGCGAACCCGAAGTAAGCCCCGAGTCCAGAAGGACGAGAGAGAGGTACAAGGACAATGCCTGGTTTCGACAAGGGTCCCGCCTTCCGAGTTCCGTTCGGGAACAACGCCTTCCTTGGCTCGACGCGTGACTTCAAGTTGGAGCACCGGACGTTCGCCAAGAGCACCGTTCCGACGGTCGAGATCGACGGCGTGGATTGCAAGGTGCTGCCGAAGGGTGCGGTCCTTGCGCTCATCACCTCCGGTGCCGACGCGGGCAAGGTGGGCGTTCGTGACGCCGATGCGTCCGATGGTCGTCAGACCGTCGGCAACATCGTCGGCGTCAACAACACCTTCCTCCCGACGCAACTCCTGCATCGGGACGTGGAGGTTGCATTCGTGTACGACGGAGTAGTCGTTGGCGAGTGGCTTCTGGAGTACGACGGGAGTCCCGGCGAGTGGGTGGCTGCAACGACAACCACCAAGAACGCTCTCCGTCCCAACACGGCCCCGCTGGACGTGACCGTCACCTTCCGCACCCCGTCCGACGTGGTGGTCGACAACACCAACACCATCTAGTCCGAGAACCGGATTCGCTAAGGAGCGAAGGAGAAAAGAGACATGGCCCAGTTGGACCAGAATCGTTTGGTCGCCAAGGAAGTGGCGCTCGGGGTAGTTCGCGAGTCGGCACTTCTGCCGGAGGACCACATCGGCCTTCGCTCGATTGCGCCTTTCCAGAGCGTCGAGTCGGACGACGTGATCTTCGACTATGTGCAGGGGTTGGTCACTGGCCTCGCCCCGGCACGCGCCGAGGACTCGGAGTCGGAACTTAGCCAGAAGGACGAGACGGTCGGTACCGGGCGCGCTGCGATCATCGACTGGGCGATCAAGGATCACTACGACCCTTCAGACATCTCCCGGTTCCGTGAGGCGTTCCTGCTCGGGCAGACGGCGGGCGTCGAGAACTTCCCGCTCACCGTCCGCAACATGCGGGACGGCTTTCAGCAACGCCTCGATCGTGACACCCTTGTTCGTCGGCGCAAGCTGGACAACCGCCTCGAGTGGCTCGTTATGCAGGCACTCGAGACGGGCCACGTCGCCTACAACGACAGCAAGATCATCTTCGACGTGGACTTCCAGCGGCCCACGGTGCAGACGAACGCCTCCGTCACGGTGACGTGGGACTCCAACAGCGCGGACCCCATTCACAACTGGGTCGACGTGATCGACTACATGTGGGACACCTACCGGGTGCGCATGGGGACGGTCATCGTCTCGGACAAGATCGTGCGGAACGTGCTGAACAGCGACAAGTTCGCTGCTCGGTCGGGCCTTGCGGTGGTCGGTGGTCCCTCGGCGGGGGAGATCGACCCCCGCTACATCATCGACGGTTGGGGCATCGAGGCGGCGATGGCGGTGTTGCAGCGGGCGACCGGCCTGAACGTGGTCCGGTACAACTCGGTGTACCGCACTCGTCCGCTCGGGTCGACGACTCCGGTCAACCACCCGTTCCTCGACGAGACGAAGTGCATCTTCCTCCCGCAAATCTCGGACGTGAATGCGTTCGACGACACTATCGGGTTCGCGAAGACGCTCACGTCGCCTCACCCCGAGGGCAACTGGACGAGCGGCTTCTACGAGTGGGAGAAGGACACCGGCCCGGACCCGTGGGGTTACGACCGCGGCAACGGCATCAAGGCCTTCCCGGTGTTCCCGCACCTCGAGTTGTCGTACGTGCTCAAGGTTCTCGAGTAGTCAACGCTGCTACGGGTGTTCGTTGGAGGGCGGTGGAGTGATGACCCACCGCCCTCCGTCGCGTTAGGATTTAGATATGGCGAACGGCGAAGCAAGTACCAACAATAAGTGGACAATCGAGACGCTTCACGAGTATTACGAAGCGCTTCGCAAGGTTGACGAAAAGTTCCAGACGGAGCGTGATCGTCGCTACACCGAGGTCAACATCGAGAGGGAGAAGGCGCTTAAAATCAAGGAAGAGGCCGACAAGGCTGCTTTGAGCCTGGCCCGAGAGATACAGGTGTATAAGGACGAGAAGGCGAACGAACTCCGTGAACAGCTTGCTGCGGAGCGTCTTGATTACGCCAGTAAATCCGACCTTGTGACGCTGGCCGACAAGTTCGACGCCATCACGAAGCCGCTTCTCGAGTATGTGCAGTCTCAGCGCGGTGGATCACAGAAGTTGAGTCAGACCGCCCAGGTATTCCTCGGTATCTTCACCGTCGTTGCTGTGGTGATCGCCGCTATCGTCGCATTCCGGTAAGGTGGGCTGATGGCCTACTGCGCAACCACCGACCTCCTGCTCGGCGACATGGAGCCGGGAAGTATCGACCTTCAGTCGTACGTCGATTCCGCCGCCGAAGAGATCGACGGGCGGCTCGGCTACGTCTACGACCTCGACGACGTTCACGGCTTGGAGCAGGACTCCCCTGGCTGGTTGATTCTGAAGAAGATCAACCGCTTCATCGCCAGTGGCCGCGTCATCATGGCTCAGGCGATTGCTGCCGAGAACGAATCGCTCAATGCTTACGGCGGCTCGCTGGTGCGCCTGGCGTATGGTGACTTGGCTCTGATCCTCAGCAAGGAGTTGCCTCTGGACGCCACCGCCATCGGCGAGTCGGTCGGCAGGACGCCGGGGATCGTGAACCGCGACGCCACGTCGGGCGTCGAAGCGTTTGAGGACAACTTCATGAAGTGGAACGGCGGGCTGCCGTCGCCGCGTGTGCTCCCCGTCTGGGAGCCGGGTGACTAATGGCGGCGAAGGTTCCCGCGGTCGTACTGACCGTCGAGGCCACAGAAGTGCTGCACATCATGCAGCAGCTTATCTTTGTCACGTCGCCGCCGATGCTCGCTGGCTTTGCGGCTACAACCATTGGCAGTTATCTTGGGGAAACCGCTGAGCAGCGGTTTACCGAGCAAGGCAGTAGCGAGGGGCCATGGGAACCTTTGCGGCCCATGACGCAACGCATTCGTGAGTCGATGGGTCTTGACCCAGATTTTCCGATCAACGTACGTTTTGGAGACTTGCGGCAATGGCTGAGCGACGATCATGGTATCGTCGAGCCAACCGCCTTCGGGGTCGACCTCTGGTGGCCAGGTTTGTCACCCGACACGACTCTGGAGGATGAGTTGGAAACGGCCCAGATGGGCCGTACAGACCCGCCGACCGTTCGTCGTCCTGTTGTGGAGTTGACCGAAGAAGATGCCATTGTGATCTTCGAGTTGTTTGCTCACTGGATTCAGGGTGCGTTCCGCGGCCAAACCAACATCATGGGAGAGTTGACCCAGTTACGATGAGCGCCTTTCCTGGCAACATTGTCGATGAACTCAAGACCGGATTGATCGGCTTGCCGAACCCGACTAACGCGAGTGTCAACCCAACGGTGGTTGGTCGTCCGGTGCGTCCCACCGACCCGAACATCACTATCGGGGTCGTTGCGGAGGACTGGGTACCGGAGGGCTGGGAGATCGGCCTTCCGAACGAGCCTGCGATTCAGCGATACACCTTCAAGTTGCAAGTCATGGTGAAGCACGCTCAGGAGGAAGAAGGGCGTGCTATGCACAGTGCTCTGTCAAAGTCAATGCGAGCAATGGTGTTCCGAGACGACGCCCTCCGGGTAGCTTTGCGAGGACTGGTGGATACAGACGCCGAATCGGGAGTCGTTGAACGTGCAACGCGCTATGCTGCGGGTCGACAGAGGTTCCTGAGTACGGTGTTCAAAGGCACCTTCTTGTTCGTTTCAAGCCTCGACCTGTGGGTCGAGACTCAGATAGCGGGATAGGGAGAAGAGCATGAGCGGCTTTCAGAGCCAGGCGGGTCACGTCGGGTTCCGCACGCAGAGCGCCAAGGGCGTCTTCGCGAATCCGACAACCAATGGCGTGTTCATGCGTATCCGCGATGGTGGCTTGGGCGGAAACCGTGAACTCATGATCCCCGACCCGGAGATCGGTGGGAACCGGGACGTTCCCGACGCCCTGCTTGGTCCGGTCGCCTTCGCCGGTGAGTACAACTACTACGCCCGCATGGAATCCCTTGCGACGCTTCTTCGTGGTGCCTTCGGAACATCTTCGTCTGCCACCAGCGGCTCGGGTCCCACGCTCGTAGGTACCCACACCATCACCCCCATCGAAGGCGCGGACCTCCCGTGGCTGTCCATCGAGGAGAAGATCGGTGACGGCCTCGACGCTTTCCGATACACCGACGCTCGCGTCAACACCGTTCACCTGGAAGCGGACGCGGCTGGCTACTTGATGGGAACCTCGGGCCTCATCGCACTGACGCAGGTTGCCATCGGTGCCGCGTCGGCGAACCCGGCTCCCGACTTCGACACCACGGAACTGATGGTGGGGTCGAACATCACCGTGGCATTCGACAGCGTGGACCTGCGTGCGAAGTCGTTCAACTTCGACTTCAACAACAACATGGAGGACGACGACTTCCGCCTCGGGAGCCTGTTCCTCGGTGACGCGGTTCCGAAGCGCCGTGAATGCACGCTCGGTGTCACGCTCCGTCCCGAGACTCGGGACCTGTGGCGCCAGGCGGTCTACGGTGACCCGAACGCCACGCAGGCGCAAGGCACCGTGGTCAAGAGCGACGTGCTCGTCACCTGTGAGTCGTACGCCGTGATCGGTTCCTCGGCCAGCCTTTACACGCTGGAGTTGGAGATTCCGGTCGCCGCCATCGAGCCGTTCGACTTCACGCCTTCCGGTGATGACATCATCCAGTACGACGCCACGATCCGCTGCCTGCGGCCCGACCCCAACGACCTTCTGGTCACGGCGACGGTCAAGAACGGACTCGCAACGGTTCTGTAACGATCCCTGAAAGAAACCCGCAACGAGCACAGGAGGCTCACAACCATGGGTGCAACCACGGAAGTCAAGGACCCCGCAGCCGAAGCAATGGCCAAGGCTGGCGTCTCGGCCACCGAAACGGTGCAGGCCGACTACTTCGCCTTCGAGGAGACGTATCGCGTCCCGCTGCCTGACGGCGCAAGCTGGGTCGAGCACAAAGCCCTCAACGAGGGTTCCAAGCGGCAGTACCTCAACTCGGTCAACCGCGAGGTCAAGTTCGACCGTTCGTCACA